CAACCCGAACCGATCCCCAACCGGCCTGGCAAAATCAAGGTGAAAGGGTTAGCATGAGCGAGCGGGGTTGGTTCATAGTCGGTTTCATGACCGGTATGGGCACATGTGGGATCATCTTGGCAATTGTGGTCGAAATCGCCCTCTACAGAGCAGTCGTTTGATGGAAGGGCTATATGCGATCATGGCCATTGATCCGGGTGGATCTACCGGCGTAGCCTGGGGCGTCTTTCACGATGAGGCCGAAACGGTGAAGGAAACCATCGACGGCAAGATCTGCACCGGGCAGCGCACTTATGAGGGCTACCCAAGGCAGCAGGTATATGACATTTGCTGTCTTTGGCGTCGTTTGTACATGGAATGGGTGTTCGGGCTGGGGATCAAGCCGGAAGACTGTCATATGGTGATCGAGGACATCATTGTGGGCCCGAATACACCACCCGGCAAGGATGTCAAGATAGCAATTGAGATTGGGCGTGGGATCTACTACTACAGGCTGGGCTCTGCACATGAGCACGAGCGTTGGAACTGCGGATGGGTGCCTCCGGTGCGAGTCAGCTGGCAAACGCCCTCCCAGGCCTCGGGATTTGCTCGCAAAGAGCGTCTCAAGGACTGGGGCGTATGGATTCGAGGCAAAGAGCACGAGCGGTCGGCGTGGAAGCACATTGCGTTGTACGTGGGTCGGCACATGGAAGCTCGTCGCGCCGCCTCGCGCGTATACGCGCGCGTACGCGCGACCCGAGCGCGAGCCCAGTAGCCAAGCCGTTTCTACGCCCAGCCGCGATCCAGGGTAGGATCGCGGTCGTGATCTACCCCGGTATCACCGTGATGCCACGGCCCCCGGTCGCAACTCGACCGCCGGACTACCAACCCATCGCTCAGGGACTCGATCAGCAATACCCGCTGACTGGGACGTACGAGTGGTCTCCAGATCTGGACTGGTGGCACGATTGGCTCCACACCAGCGACATCAAATACCAGGCCCGCCCACCTTGTAGGCCGATCTGATGGCCAAAGTCGTCAAGACTCGCCGCAAGGGCAGAGGCGGCCACAACCCACCGCCCGAGCCGAGGCGTGGCCCGCGCCCCAGGAAGGGTCTCACCGCAGCGGTAGACAAAGGTGGGTTGGAGACCAAACTGAAGCCGAGAGATCGCAGCAAGCAGAAACTCTCAGCTGGACTCCCTGGCTTCCAAGCACAGGCAGCAACTGCTCTCGGCGGCAAGTGTAACGCTATGAAGCGAGATGGGGTGGGCCGGTGTACGCTGCCGGCAGGGTTCGGAACTGACCACCCTCAGATAGGCAGGTGTAAGTATCACTCTGGGAACACGCCTACCGGGAACAAGCATGCGATCGTGGAGCGCGCTCGGCTCATGGGCGCTCCGATCGACATGAACCCGGTAGAAGCCATCATTTGGTCGATCCGCATTACTGCCGGTGAGGTCAAGTGGCTCTCGGAGCAGATTGCGGCGCTCGACAAGAAGGATTGGCACGAGGACACCATCATCGGCAAACAGATGCATCTGTACGTGCGAGAGCGGCGCGACCGCGTGGGCTTGCTCTACAAGATGGGGAACGACGCCATCAAGCTTGGCCTAGCAGAACGCGCCATCAAGATGGCCGAGATGTATGGGGTCGCTCTCAGCAGGTTCATCATGGGCGTTCTTGAAGATCTCCAGTTGACCGAGGAACAAGCTGTTAGAGTGCCCACGATCGTGCGCAAGCATCTGATAGCCTTGGAGGGCAATAAGCCGATCGGCGACGATCTAGCGACCATGACGATCGAGGGCAAGGCTGAGGAGGTCAAGCAATTAGTAGCCTGAGTGAACTCATCAACCCTGCCGATCTCGGCAAGATCTCACTTCCAGCCGGCACCGCAGATGCGGTGCTTCGCTACATGTATCCCAAGCCGAGCGTCTACAGGTCGCAGCCTGCTGCCTGGATCCGCGACCGATGCGGTGCTCATGTCTGGAGCAAGCAGGAGGAGATCTGCGACTCGGTGGTGGATAACAAGTACACGGCTGTGAAGGCATGCCACGGCCCTGGAAAGAGCTACATCGCCGGCAAGATCGCGGCCTGGTGGCTCGATCCTTCGGTTCACTCTCTCGGATCGGCTTTTGTTGTCACCACCGCCCCTAGTTGGCCGCAGGTGCAGACGATTCTCTGGCGCGAGATTCGACGAACGCACAGACAGGCCAACCTGTTCGGCCGCATCACGCTGGAATGTATGTGGCACATGGGCGAGGGCAGATCTGGTGAAGAGATCGTGGCTATGGGCCGCAAACCACAAGATTATGACGAGCAGGCGTTCCAAGGAATCCATGCGCAGTTCGTTCTGGTCATCATGGACGAGGCGTGCGGAATCCCTAAAGCTCTCTGGGACGCCGTGAAGTCGATCGTGACCAACGACCAGTGTCGTGTCCTCGCGATCGGCAACCCGGACGACCCCGGCTCGGAGTTCGCAATGAACTGCAAGCCGGGGACGGATTGGAACGTCGTGCGTATCTCGGCGTTCGACACACCTGCCTTCACCGGCGAGGCTTGTCCGACAGAGGTCATGTCCCAGCTAACCAGTCCAGCGTGGGTGGACGAGCGCCGTCGCGACTGGGGTGAAGGCAGCAATCTCTGGATCTCCAAGGTGGAGGGAGAGTTTCCAGACGTCAGCGATGACTACCTGATCACGCCTAGCATGCTGACACGTGCGCACGCTCTCGATTTGCCTGGGTTCGCTCATGGCCGATACGGGATGGACGTAGCTCGTATGGGCGACGACATGACCGCCATCTACCGCAATCGAGGCGGGCAGGTGCGACACATAGATAGCTGGGCGAAGCAGGACACGATGCAGAGCGCGGATCGGGCATACGAGTATCTTGCCAGGCACTTTCCCAAGATGGTACCAATGAACGTGGACGGGATCGGTCTGGGCGCCGGAGTCTACGACCGGCTGCGGCAGCGTAGATGTGAGGTGGGCAACTTCGAGGGATCGGGCCGAGCCCTGAATCCGGCTAAGTTCAACAACCGCCGTTCGGAGATGTGGTGGACGTTCCGCAACTTGATGGAGGAGGGTGGCATCGACCTGGATCCCTTGGACACGCAGTTGTCCGAGGAGCTACAGACCATTAAGTGGTTCATCGACCTATCGGGTCGCATCTGTATCGAGACCAAGGAAGATGCCAAGAAACGAGGCGTCGCATCGCCGAACAGAGCTGACGCAGCGGCGATGAGCACAGTCGAGGCGGGCACGATCCTCAGGATGAACTCTGAGTCCATCTCTGGGTCGCTCTTGACAAAGGCAATGTAGGGAGGGGCATGGCAGTTCCAAACGTCAAATTCAATAGGATGGTCAAGGAGGGCATGAAGGGGAACGACGTCATTGCCCTCAAGATCTGTGCTAGTCGCGCAGGCTGCTGGCCCTGGGCTGAGTTCGACAACATCGCCCACAAGGAATTCATGATGGGCCGAGGCAAGACAAAGGGCACCAGTGGGCTCAGAGGACTCCAGCGCCTACTCAAGATCAACGCTGACGGCGTGTACGGGCCGGTCACGCACACCAAGTCTCTGCCCTTCAAGGTTCCGGGTGGACACCTACATGCTGGCGAGTACATCTGGGACGGTCATGCTCAAGTGCTCTACAGCGGCGCCAGCACCAGCAGCGTCGTAGACAAGCAGAAAGCGATCGTCGCTGACGTCTGGAAATGGTGGCAATGGATGATCGCGCACAAGGGCCAGATTCACTATGCGCAGACGCGACCGATGGGACAGCTAGCGGCGAAACACGAGCCACCGTTGCTGCCGTACTACGAAGACTGCTCATCGACGTTTATCTACTGCGCGTTCCTCGGTGGCGCGAAGTCTCCTGACATCGCCTACGGTTTCAGCGGCTACGGCAATACGGACTCCCTCATCCGCTGCGGCATCCCGATCTCGGAGTCGCAGATCCCACAGTACATGCTGACGCACTACCTTGGGGTCATCTACGGCAGCAGCGTCTGGAGCACGCATCACATTTCGGCCATCAAGTCTCCGACGCAGGTGGCCTCGATGGGCAGCGAGAGCGCACCTGAGTGGTGGAACTCGATCCATAGAGGCCCGGGAGCGATCGCAGGGATTCGAGCCTACTCAGTCTTGTAATGCGATGTCTCTGCTCGAACCAGCCGAATACCAGGTCTTGTTCTTGACAGCAAACGGACACACAGCCAAAGAGATCGGAAGGGCAACTGGTTGGCCCGAGGAGACTGTCAAATCTCTACTTCGATCAACAAGACGCAAGCTCGGAGCGAAGAACACTGTTAACGCCATCTGGATCGCACTACAGAAGGGACTGCTGTAGCGATGTCGTATTCAGCGCCACAGAAGCTCGGAGATCGAATCGGCGCGCCACCTACCGATCCTCTTGGCGTCGTTCTCCAGGGCACGTTGAGCCCTGCCGGGATGGCGCCATGGACTCAGTGGTACGACACTAGCGAGTACGTTCCAGAGCTGAAGTGGCCGCTGTCAATTGGCGTCTACAACCAGATGCGTACCGATCCTCAGCTGTCGGCTCTGTACAAGGGCACGACCCTTCCCATCCGTCGTTGGGATTGGTTCATTGTCCCGAACGGGGCCGACGAATCTACGGTGCGTGAGCTTCAGAAGGATCTCAACCTTCCCGTAGAAGGCGAGAAGCTGCTGGAGCAACCTTTGAGAGGCCGCTCTAAGAACAGGTTCCAGTTCATGGAGCACATGCGCCTGGCCATGCGGGCGCTCTTGTTCGGCTTTGCGTATTTCGAACAGCTGGGAACGATCACTCCGACGGATGCCCTCCCGGACGGTCGCTGGCAGCTACGCAAGTTGGCAGAGCGCCCGCAGAAGACTATTGATCAGTTCCTGGTCGCTGACGATGGAGGTTTGATCTCGATTCGACAGAACATCCGGCCGCTGAATCAAATAGGTAATTATCTCCAGCCCCTGGAGATTCCGATTGATCGCCTAGTTGGATACGTCTGGGAGCAGGAAGATGGTTCCTGGGTTGGTCGCAGCATGATGCGCGACTGTTACAAGAGCTGGGTCGTGAAGGATCGGCTGATCAGGATCGACGCCATCAACCACGAACGCGCTGGCGGTGTTCCGTATGTGACCGCTCAGCCCGGAGCGACGGCAGGAGAGATCGAGCAGCTTCACAACATGGCGCGCGACTTCAAGATCGGAGAGGCTGCCGGTGGAGCTGTTCCGTTCGGTGCTGCTCTGAACATCGCTCGCGCCGGTAACACGAACGTCGTAGAGTCGATCAAGTATCACGACGAGTCTATGGCGCGGAACTGGCTGCTGATGATGATGCAGCTCGGCATGACAACGTCGGGCTCGCGCGCTCTCGGCCGAACGTTCCATGACTTCTTTGCCCAGGGCCAAGACGCGATCGCGCAGTGGTTCGCTAGCGTGTTCAACTGTCATGTGGTCGAAGACTGGGTGGACTGGAACTATGGCGAGGATGTTGAGCAGGTGCCACTGCTTGGATTCAAGCCAGACATCGACCTTGCCCTGTCGGAGATCTCCGGCCTGATTCAACAGGGCGCGATTGTCGTGGATAGAGATTTGGAAGACGCCCTGCGCAAGGAGACGGGGCTACCTCCAAAAGCAGAGGGTGCACCTGACCCGACCTCGCAAGCAGAGATGGCAAAGCTGCAAAAACCTCCTCCTGGTAGTGGTGGTGCGGAGTCGGGTCAGGATGCCCCCGGAAGTGGCACAAAGCCAGAAGGTGGGCAGGGCCAATGAGGGTGGTCATCTCGGTCGGGGGCGCTCCCTCCCGGCTACTCTTTGCGGCTCTGCTCATATGTCCCAGCGACGAGAAGGAGGATTAATGGCTGGGAAGATCGAAGGAGCAACAGGCAACATGTTTGGCGTCAAGGGTGGCGCCAAGAGGATTCCCACCGCCAGGTGGGAGACTAACAGCCCGGAAACGGGTGGCCCGCCCGAGACGAAGGGACGTGAAGGAGCCATGCTCAAGGCAGAGCTGGCCAAGTCCAAGGGCACTGGGTTGAAGGTTCCGTAGATGACCTGGGTGCTGGAGAAGATCGAGGGCACGCCGTACACGCGCCTGAAAGGCGTGCCGCTGGTGGGGACTGGCATCGACTACGTCATCTCGACGCACCCCGAGGGATTTACAATCTCGGAGGAAATGCTGGCAGATGCTGTGGCGGCTGTTGATGATCCAGCGATCGTGGAGCCTCGCATGAAGCTGGGGCATGACGATCCTCGCTTCGACAGCCCCGAGTTCGATGGGGAGCCTGCGGTGGGCAGGATAGAGAATCTGAGTCTGGGCAATAACGGACAGACGATCTATGGTGATTATGTCACCTTCGACTGGCTCGCTCAGATGATCCCTCTTGCCTATCCCAACCGTTCCGTCGAAGCAGGTGCCGGTGTACAGCCGATGTTCATCGAGAACCACGAGACTGTTACTGGCAAGAAGTACCGGATGGTTCTCACGGGAGTGGCGCTCCTGGGGATCGTCTGGCCGGGCTGCTCTACGCTGGAAGACTTGGAGTTGCTGTCTACCGGCGAGGGAGTTACCGTCAAGCAAGAGATCGAGGCTGCCATGAACATCGAGGACGTTCGTACTGCGTACTACGAGCACCTTGAGGCCGAGGGTGGTGATACCTACTGGTGGTGGATCCGAGGAATGCGCCTCGACCCCAACGAGTTGGTCGTGGACGACGACGATGGTCATCTGTTCCGTGTTCCGTTCACGGTAGAGAGTGACTATGTCGAGTTCGGGGATCCAGTCCAGGTGGTCGTAGACTACAAGGACGTTCCCGCAACGGTGGCGGCTGGTATCTACACCGAGGGTCTCATGCTCGGTGGCCGCCAGGGACAGGACACTTGTGTCTTGTTCTCAAGTAGGGCGGAATCCCGCCCAGAGTCCAACGAAGGAGGACAGATGACACCAGAGCAGCGGAAGCAGCTCTGTGCCTCGCTGGGCCTCGCCGAGGATGCGGACAACGCAGCCATTCAGGCGAAGCTCCGTGAGGCAGAAATCCTCCAGGCCTCCACGGGCGAGGAGGAGCAGCCCGCAGGAGACGCCGACGACGACGACGCCGACGATGATGACGGCGACGACGGCGATGAGGAGGGGACAACTGCCGAGGCAGACCTGCCGGAGACGGTGACGGTCGAGGCAAGTGCTTTCAGGCAGATGCAGCATGATGCGGCTCTCGCGCGTCAGCTGCACGAGGAGAACATCGCAGGGAAGAACGAAGCGATCATGAAGGAAGCGGTGGCCAAGGGCAAGTTTGCCCCGGCCGTCGCCGCGTCTGTTCGTAAGCAGCTCGACAACCCTGGTACTCGCGATGCCACGATCAAGTGGATCGCCGAGTGTGCCGAGGGCGTCGTGCCGACCACCGCCATGGGCTCCAGCGCCGCTGGTGAAGAAGTCGAAGGCGGCGAGGTCAACGAGGGGCTGCCGTGGTTCGCTCGTGAGCACGCTCGCGCAGCGCGGATGGCTCAGGCCGACGCAGAGGGTAGGGTCATGTCCGATGGCCGCTATGCCCGCGACGGTTCCATGGTCAAGGCGGGGGTCAACTGATGGCCAACGACTGCATCAAGATCAAGGAAGAAGGTGACGCGATTACTTGTGAGGCCACTGCGGCCGTCACTGGTAAGCGTTTCGTCTACGTCTCCGGCGCGCGTACGTCTGGAGGCATCGGGGCAACCGGCACCGTGCCGGCGGGACAGCAGGGCGCTGGGCTGGTCGCGGATGCGACCGTGGACAAGTCCGCCGTCTACAAGGCGCAGAACGTTGGAGCAGGTCAGGCTGCCAAGCGCGCTCTTGGCGTGGCGGCGTTTGACGCTCCGATCGGAGGACTGTTCACAGTTCTCCGTGAGGGAATCCTGCCCATCACATGCGGAGCGGCCATCACGGCAGGCAGCGAAGTCGAGATCGACGCTCAGGGTCGTGTCATCAATATCGCGTCCGGCATCGCCGTCGGAGTCGCAATGGACACGCAGGCAACCGTCGGAGCAGACGCCGAGATCCTGCTCTACAACAGCTAGGAGGGGGTGAAACAGATATGAAGCACCAGGTACTTCCGAACGGGGCTGTGCTGCTCATCGAGGAGGAGATCGAGGCCAGCTACTTCCCCAATCCGACTGTCCACCCTCTCGGCCCGCCGACACTGACGGGAACAACATACACGGTGGACTGGGCGCTGAACAACCCTACGCGGGTGACACAGTCGCTCATGGATCTCACCTTGCAGCGATTCTTCGCTGATCGCGTATTCACCAACGCAGGTGGGGTCACCGGCGGCGCGGTCATCTATGACGTGCTGCTCGTCAACGAGCTGTATCTCACGCGTGACTTCGAGATGATCGCCCCGGGAGCAGAGTTCCCGATCGTGACGTCTCAGCGAGTCGCACCGGCCGTGGCGCAGGTCGAGAAGTGGGGCGCCAAGTTCTACCTGACGGTGGAAGCCAGGGATCGCAACCAGATCTCCGTCTTCACGAAGCAGATCCGCCAGATGGCCAACACGCTCGTCCGCAAGATCAATCAGAGGGCTGTGGACACGCTGAACGCTGCGATCACGGCCTACACTCGTACCACGACTGGGAACAGCTGGTCTACGGTGGTCACGACCGGCGCATCTGCGTCGAACGCTCCATTGTGGCCAGCTCGTGACTTCGCCCGCATCACGCAGATGGCGGAGCAGGAGGAGTTGGGATACGACTTCGATCTGTGGCTCATGAACCCCACAGAGTATTTCAACCTCGCCACGATCTACGGCAACTTCCTCAACGACCTGCTCGCTTCAACGGGTTACGACATCTTCGTAACCAACCGTGTCGCTGCCGGCACGGCGTTCGCAATCTCGCAAGGCAACGTCGGCGAGATGCGTGTAGAGCAGCCTCTGATGACCGAGTCCTGGTACGAGGAGGAGACGCAGCGGTACTGGACACAGTCGAGCGTCCGGCCTCTGTGGTTTGTCGATCAACCGCACGCGATCATGAAGATCACGGGCCTCGCCTAGAAGGGGGTGACAAGATGAGTGAAATGTCTGTGTACGGTAAGGATCTCCATCACGAGAGCCTTGCTGACTACGAGTCGCCAGACGACTACGCCAACCAGCCGGACACGAGAACGATCAAGCATCTCATGTTCCCCTGGATGGTGGAGGCTCCAAACCCGACGCATGCAGACGGGCCCAACATCCTCAAGGAGCGCGTGGCTCAGCAAGGTGAAGTGGTCACGATCGAGGAGCTGGGGACGCTCGCGCTGGAGAAGGGTGAGCGTTTGGGATCGTTCTACACTGACGCAGAGCTAGCTGGCCCGCCGGTAGCAGCGCAGCTGACTGCTGGCGAGGAATCTAGCAACACGTCGGAATGGGGCGTGCCAGAGCTAGTCCAGTACATCGAGACCAACAAGCCCAACGTGGACGACACCGTTGCTCTCGCGCAGGGCGATCCTGAGGCAGCCAAGCGTGTCTTGGAGGCTGAGACCGAGGCAACTGATGGGGATCCACGTGCTGGCGTCACCAAGGGCCTGGCAGCGGTCATTGGAGACGGCTCGTAGTGGTGGTGGGCGGGTTTCGGCCCGCCCTCATCCACTCCGACTAGGAGAAGCCGATGGCAGCCTCAGCCAAGTGGTACACAAACGCAGTTCTAGGCGTGTTCAGCTCGACGGCAGCCCGTCGGTTTGACTGGGTGAACGACACCATCAAGGTGACGCTTCACACTTCTGCGTACGCCTACAGTCAGACAGCAAACACGTACTACAGCGATGTGACCAGCGAGCTAGCCACCGGCTCTGGATATACGGCTGGTGGCTACACAATGGTCAACAAGACTCTCACCTACGACGCGGCCAGCAAGGAAGTCAGACTGGACGCCGACGATCCGCAGTGGACAGCGGCAACGTTCACGTTCCGTACCTACGTGATCAGAAAAGACACGGGCACTCCGTCCACATCTCCGCTGCTCGGTTACGGAGATATGGGGGCTGACCAGTCCATTTCGGGCGGAACGTACACCCTGGTGGGAGATGCAACTGGGTGGCTGAAGGACGTGGTGTCATGATCAGTGAGGAGGCAACATGGCTGTAACGGCCAAGTGGTATGGCAAGAATGTTCTGGATCAGTGGGGTGCTGCTCCCGTCAACTGGACTTCGGACACGATCAAGGTGTCGCTACATTTGGTCGCCTACGTGCCGAACCAGGACACGGACGAGTTCTTCTCTGCCGCTACAAACGAGTTGACGACTGCTGGTGGCTACACAGCTGGCGGAGTTACACTTGCCGGCAAGTCAGTCTCGTACGATGCTCCGACAAACGAGGCACGGCTGATCGCCGGCAACGCATCCTGGGCATCCGCGACTTTTACATGCCGCATCGGGGTCGTCTACAAGTCCACGGGTGTGGCCGGCACTTCGCCGGTCATGGGGTACGTGGATATGGGTGCCGACCAGTCAGTCTCGTCGGGAACGTTCACCATCCAGTGGGACGCCACCGGCGTGCTCAAGGGAGTGGCAGCGTAACCAATGGCTCGGGCCGGAGCACCCAGCCAGCGAGGACACGTGGAGCGGCAGGGGCGGGATCTTACTGTGCTCGCTCCTGCCGCGACCTGGCCTCAGCATGTGGACATTCTGACGGCAGCTGATTTAACGCCGAAGGACATCATCGCGATGCAGGCAGCTGAGCTTCGACAGGTGAAGCAAGAGCTGGAAGTTCAGAAGATCGCTGCTCAGACTATCACACGCTTCTGTATCTGTTGCATGTACGTGATTCAGCTCCACACCGGTGAAGAAGTTGTCGCTATCGAGCGAGAAATGTACGAGAAGTTCAGCGGTTCAGAGATCCAGATTGCTGAGTATCAAGCTGGCCCCGGCCCGGTATTCGGCAGGTTCATCGAGAAGTCACCCGATGTCAGGATTGGAGGGTAAATTGTCTGAGTACGAAGTTATCATGGTACCACCTGAGGGACAGCCTCAGACGTTCACGGATACCAACGACGCGGACGGGTCAGAGATCGAGCGCCCGATGATTCGTATCTATCATCTGAACGCCAGCAGCGAGAACGCGGCACGTGTTATGTGCGAGCGGTCGGCGTTCGATCTTGCAACGCAAGAAGTTGCTGAGAAGGGCGGCTTCACGGACGAGCAGCAAGACGAGCAGATGGACGCTGTTCTGTCCAGTCAGTGGGTTATCCAGTCTGTCGAGCCGAAGGGCGGAGCGGCACCGGCAGCAGCAGCAGCTGAGGAGCCGGCAGCGGCCGAGTAATGTTGCTCGCTCCCGCAACGGAGATGGGGCCGGTGGCATGCCACCGAATCTGACCACCGGCCCTACCACTCCAGTCCTCGATAACTTCAATCGAGCGAATGGCGCTCTTGGCTCTGCATGGGCAGGCCCAGCCGGGCAGCTGTCCGACGATGTACCCACAATAAACAACAACCAGGTATACCAGCAGGCAGATGGCAAGGCTGGTTCGGCCTACCTACAGGGCACTGTTTACGACTTCAATGCTGGCCCGGTCGAGTGTTTCATCGACATCCCGGTGTCTGGCTATCTTATCACTCAGATCATCGGTTACACATACGCGGTCGGCTATTACTATCGTCTTGTCAACGATTCGAGCAACGGGTGGCTGCGGTTGGTGATCTGCCATGCTGGCACTGACAATGTTGTCCAGACGCTCAGCGGCGTATCAGTCACAGGCGGCGGCAAAATCTGGATGTGGGTCGAGCCGACGCCCAGTGGCCCAGGGCTCGACATCTATTGCATGTACAAGCAGTCGGGTGGAGCGTGGAATATGTGCTTCGCTAAGTACACCGACACAAGCCTGGTTAGGACGAGCGGCTACATCGGCTTGCGCCTTCAGGGCACATCGACTGTTACATCGTCAGCTGACAACTTTGGCGGTGGAGCCCTCTCGACATCGGCCACAGTCGTGTCTCCGGCAGCCAGCGTTTCAATGGGATCGGTCGCACCTGCATTTCGAGTAGACGACTCAGTGATAGCACCGCCTGCGACCGTTAGTGCGCAATCTATCGCACCCATGGTCTCGATTCCGAAAACAGTCGTAGCTCCGTATGCGAGCTTCAGCGCGCAGTCGGTAGCTCCTGCCATCTCGGGAACTGCGGTAGTTATCAGTCCGCCCGCGCTCTTTACCAGTGTAGCTGTTGCTCCAATCTCGGTGTTGTCTCCGATCGTACTCCCTGGTGCAGCAACTTGGACAGCTACAGCTGTCTCGCCGGGCCTCGGGCGACAGATCATTAGCACGTCTGGAGTATTCACAGCGAGCATGAGTGCGCCTGGTACGGGCAACCTTCTGGTGCCGCCTGCTGCGTTCTGGATGGCATCTGCTGTCGCACCCGCTCCCACCATTTATATCCTGGCTGCTGTCGGGACATTCACGAGCAGCTCTGTCACGCCGGTAGTTGTGCAGGGCTTGTTCTCATTCCCGAACGCCTGCTTGTTGACAGTCGGCAGTGTCGCTCCGACCTTGAGCATCCTACAGACGGTGACAGTGCCTGCTTCGATCTGGACGGCGAGCCCGATTGCTCCTCTTCTGGTGAAGACGTTGTTCCCGAATGTGGTGCTGTCGACGTTCTCGACTATCGCGCCTGCGCTTTCTATTGTTACGCCTATCACGGCAGCTCTGGTGACGTTCCGATCGGGAGCACCATCGTTCATCTCGGGCACGGGACAGTCGCTCGCGATTCCGCCTGCTACGTTCTCAGCCGCTGCTGTCGCCCCATCGACGTCAGTACTGGTAGTTGTGCCCTATGGATCGTTCACGGCGTCGATCGCTACGCCTGTGCTCGTCAATGTCTTGGCTGCCTCGTCTGCTATTATGACGCAGACAAGCGTGGCGCCTGTGCTGGCGAGAAGTCCGCTTGTGTTGATGCCGGCGCCAGTTACGACAATGATTGCTGGAGCGCCGAGCATTCTAACTGGTGTGGGAACGACAGCTCCAATCTTTACAGCGAGTGCGTCGCCACCATCCTTGTCCATTTCGCTCGCGCCCACAGCTCCGACTTTCACAGCAGTTATTCCGGCTGTACAACTCGGACATACTATCGTTCCGTCGCCGATTCGGACGACGTTCACGAGTGCTGCTTCAATCCAGATGATTGTCCAGTTGCCGGTCGGAGTCTGGTCTGCGGCCATGACGACTCCCAGCGTCGCTCTCCAGGTGCCCGCTCCGGCCGGCAAGCTTACGATGTCGAGTATGACCATTAGTATGGATGTTGAGAAGACAGTGTCTATGGACGTAGCGCGCTGGACGGCGCAGCTGCCAGCCCCTGCTTTGAGCATTATTCTCAAAAGTCCCGTTCCGATCTGGGTCGGTTCGCCGCAGAATCCCCAGATCGGACGGGGCTCGATCGCAGTGCCGGCCTACGTCAACTTCTCTGCGGTTGAGCCAGATGTGCAGCAAGAGAGCACAACGGCGGTCTACACGTATGTGCCGGGTGAAGTTGTCGAGTCGAATGCGTGGCCGATGTGGCAACACTAGTCTGGAACGAGGATTTCGAGACGAACGCGATTGCCACGATCTTTCCTGGCGGTAACTCGAATGCCTCGATTGACACCGTTGTCTTCAAAACTGGAGCCAAATCGGCCAGGTTCAATGGTGATCCTGCTTACGGACTCCACACTTGGACTTCTGGCCCCATCACTGTGTTCAAAGCTTGGATCTGTCTTGCGGCTATTCCGAGCCAGGGCATCGAATTGATGACTTTGAACGGTGGCCCTCGTTTCGGTTACGACATAGCGTCAAACAAGTTCGGGTGGATCAATGGGACAGCACAAACGATGGATCGCCTATCTGCTGTTACGCCGGTAGCTGGACAATGGTATCTCTTTGAGTTCCGTATTAACCAGTCCGCGAATCCGTGGGTGCTCGACTACCAGATCGACGGCGTTCCCCAGACACAGATCACCTATGCTGTTGCTGCCTCAACAGTCAACGGGATCTATCTCGGGCACACAACTGGGTTCTCGGTGTTCGTCACCCTTAACTGCGATCTGGTGCAAGTATCTCAAACGGCGGCGGATTACCCGCTCAGCGTTGTCTCGAACACAATAGTCGCGCCACCAGCGACATTCACAGGCAGTTCTGTCGCTCCGGTGATAGCGAGAGATGCGACGGTTGTCGCTCCGCCGGCAGTCTTGACCGCTAGTTCGGTAGCACCAGGACTGGGCGGTGGAGTCATCACTCCACCCGGTACCTTCTCGGCGTCGTCCGTAGCTCCGACAGTATCCATCGCCATATCGAAGACGGTAGTTGCGCCACCTGCCACCTTCTCTGGCAGTTCGGTCGCACCCGTACTAACGAAGTCAATCCTGCTAACACCGCCAGCAGCGTTTTTCACAGCCGCACCTGTCGCACCAGTCCTGCTGATGATCATGATTACGCCACCTGCCGTATTCACGGCATCTGCCGTAGCGCCCGTTCTGGGCAAGACTATGGTGCCTAATGCTGTGTTGACGACGTTCTCGGCGGTTGCGCCGCCCGTCACCTTCACCGCTTTGGTCGTAGCTCCGCCAGGCGTAACGACATTCTTGTCTGTCGCGGCTGGGCTCTCGCGCAGCAGTGTAGTCATCCCCAATGCAGCGACGGCGACATTTAGCTCGGTAGCGCCTCCGATCCAAACGTCGGTCTCACTGGTGGCAGCAGTCGCGACTTGGACGGCGGCTTCGGTGGCGCCCGCCCTGATCAAGACACAGATTGCTCCACCAGCAACTTGGACAGCTACGGCTGTCGGCCCATCGGTTAGCTGGACAGCTCTGATCGTTAGTCCGCCTGGCGTCTTCACCGCCAATAGTGTAGGGCCAGCGATTCAGTCTGGCGCCGGTATCACTCTAGCTGTGACTGCTTGTCTCTTCACCGCCAAAGGAGTCGGGCCTGCTATCGCTACAGATTGGTTGATCGCAGTGCCGCCAGGGATCTGGACAGCAGCTGGAGTCGGGCCAATTGTTTTCATTCACTCGTTCTACCCTGCGCCTCCAGCAGTCTGGACGGCTGCTGCGGTTGCTCCTGGGATCTCGTATCCAGTTAGCGTTACTGTGCCGGCAGCCCCTGCAACCTTTACGGCGTCCGCTCCTACGGTATTCGCTGGGTCAGGCGTATTCTTAATTGTACCGCCTGTGACAGCGAGTTACGCATCTGTAGCTCCGATCCTGCTTAGATCGAGCAGCGTCACCAGTCCGCCGGCATTGCTGACAATGTCTTCGACTGCTCCGGGTCTGGCAGTCGGATCGGACAGGCTGATCGTGACGTCAGCGGCGACAACTACTTTCTCATCCGCATCTCCAGCTCTTACAACGGGAACAATTGTCGGGGCGCCAGCCGCTGCTTGGCAGGCGACCGCTGTCTCTCCCCTGGTCGCTATGCGGCTGGCTTCCCCGGCAGGTATAGTCTCGTTCACCGCGAGCGCGCCGATCCCCGGCTCGCTCGTTTCTGTCACCGCCCCCATAGGACGAGTCATATTCAGTTCAAAGTCTCCAGTGATCATAGGCGTCAGCGTCGGAACAGAGTTCCAGTACACACAAGGAACCATCTGGCAGCACTCGATGACAAGTGGTGATGCGATGCAATCTCAGACCGGACGGATTGTTCAAACTCACGAGAGGTTCTGATGCCTTACTCGATCACATTCGAGGACTACACCCCGCCGCCGAAGTTCGATGGGCTGTCATGGACTCAGATCCACATTGAGGAGGCACCGGCGGCATCCGGGCCGTGGACTGAGATCGATGTGCAGCCCATCGTTCCACTTGATTCTGATCCGACAGAGCCAATGGCGCGTGCTTTCACGACGGACAACGCGACAATCATTAACGGGTGGTATCAGATCATCTTCCATGACGCTGCTGCATCGACGGCAGTTCCAACGACCCCGATCCAGAATGCTCCCGTTGATACGATGCCGTATCTGCCTACGCTGGCGGATCTTGGCGCACTCATGCACGCCCGGACGCAGGACAACATGGGGAACGAAGCCGCCACCTTCAACAACTTCACGCGTCCGACCGGGGATGAAGCCAACCGTCTTATCCTTCAGGCAGCCGACGATGTGACGACTGCGATCGACACCGACATCCCTTCAGGCGCGTATCGCTACGCGAAGCAAGCGGTCATCTATCGTGCGGCGATGCTGATCGAGCTAGGTTACTGGCCCGAGCAGATCAACACTGGCCGATCGCCTTACCCGCAGTATGCGGAGCTGTTCGACGCTTTCTTCCTCAATCTACAGTCGGCAGTCAACCGCGAGCGCGAGGAATCCATAGAGGGCGAGGATGTAGGTAGTCCAGGCATGGCTGTCTACTCCTTCCCGCTGGGGCCATGTGCAGGGAGCATCCGCTGGTGAGCTACAACGACCTCACATACGCCAGGTTCGGCACCAACAAAGCGGAGATCGAGAAGATTGCCAACAAGTACAGGCTGACTGCTAAGCAGGTCACGGACACAGCGCCTGTGATGAGAAGTATTGCGGACAACCTCCAGATCATCTTCAAGCGCAACTTCGAGTCGCAGGGGCGCCGCAAGGGTGGGTCGTGGCCAGCACTAAAACAAGAGACGATCAAGCACAAGCTTCGCCTAGTGGGGCAAGGAGGCGGGCATCGACTCCAGGGCGGTCGTGCCTTTGGTGGCGGATTCTTTATCCGTCCCAAGGGATCTTCTGGAATCACTGGCGTATTCAAGCCTACGGCTGGAGCCCTTCACGTCTATGAGCCTGTACGATTGACTGACAGGCTGTTCAACGCCGCAACGGGACAGACTTCTGAGACGGTGAAAGAGGTCACCAGATACAAGGCCATCGTGGGCGTCCAGGGCATTCCATATGCGAAGGTTCAACGTGATGGTGGAGGCAACAGCATCCCGGCTCGCAACTATATGATGGTTGACGAGGCCGACAGAATTGAGTTCCTCCATCTCCTGGAGGATCACATCTTTTTGTACTACGCTGCTGGCTCCGGGTTCGTGCGACGGGCAAAGGGTCTGGGCGGGTATGTCTTCTAGTCCTGATATCTTTTCCGAGATCAAGGATGGTGCTCAACTTGAGGAAGCCATCATCGCGCATCTATCGGCCTGGATGCCTGTTTACTTGCGTGAGCTAGAGATTCAGCGCGGATGGCCGAATGGCAAGCATCTGCCCAACGCAAGATCGTTCACAGTTTTCAGCCGTCTCGATCACTTCGATGAGCAGCAGCTACCAGCCGTTGTAGTATCTTCACCAGGGCTGGCTAGTGCGCCGAAGATGGAGGGTAGCGGCTCGTACACTGCAATCTGGAACGTCAATATTGCAGTCATCGTTTCGGCTAAGGATCAAGCATCAACGAATACGTTGGCCAAGATATACGCGGCTGCTGTTCGAAGCATCATGGTGCAGAAGCCGAGTATCAGCGAGTTCGCCGTTCACAATGTCTGGACAAACGAGAGCTACGATGATCTCGGCAGCTCGGATGGAGAACGGACATTCGCTGTTGGGGTCGGGGAGTTCGCTGTAATGGTAGAAAATGTCGTCAACAAGATGGGAGGCCCACGCACCTATCCATTCATCGAACCGCCCGACCCGGAGACGCAGCCTGGCAGCCAGTGGCCTGATGCCCAGGAAGTCATTGTCGAAGTTGAGAAGGAAGGGATCGCATGACGACAGTCAAGAACGTCGGCGCTCTGACTGACCTGGCCGATGGAAGTATCCTGGAGCCAGGGGCAACAAAGGACGTCACAGCGAAGTCGCTGGGCGATCCTTACAACCAGTGGCTGATCGAGGAGGGGCGCATCGAGGTCGTCTCCGAGGAGCCCAAGGCAAAGAAGGGTGGTGACAAATGAGCAGGCCAGGAGTTGAGATTGCTCTGCTGGAGCAGCCGCCAGCAAGGACTCCTCCAGTTGATACGGGCGTCTTCTTCGCCATCGGCCCGGCACAGATGGGGCCAACCAACGCACCAAGCTTCATCAGGAGCATGTCCGAGTTCCAACGCATCTACGGGGCTCGTGTGACCTACAGCTACTTGTGGGACGCGATCGACTGCTACTTCAAGGAGGGTGGGAGTCGAGCGTACATCAGTCGCGTTGTCGGCCCTGCCCCGATCAACGCTACTGTGGCGCTCAAGGACGCATCCAACGCCGCCACGATGAACGTGACGGCGAACAGTCCTGGGGCCTGGGCGAACAGCTTGTCGGTGCAGATCACGGCCGGGTCGGTTGGCGGCACCTTTGTCGTCAACATTTTCCTCTCGGGCGTGCTCGTAGAAGTGTCGGGGGATCTCATTGATGTTCCGGCAGCCGTTAGCTGGTCGCAGTCGTCCGAGTACGTCGTGATCACGGATATCACGGCCAGCTCTCTGGATCCAGCCGTCGTCGCGGCGACTGCTCTCGTCGGCGGAACAGATGACAACACGAACATCGTCGAGGATAACTGGACAACAGCCTACAACCTGTTCAGCAAAGGTCTGGGGCCAGGTCAGGTCGCCGCTCCGGGTCATACCTCGCAGGGCGGACAGACGGCGCTGCTCGCTCACGCCGATGCCAACAACCGTGTCGCGCTCGTAGATGCGCTCGATTCGGGATCCAAGGCAACCCTCAAGTCGGCGGCTGCCGCGCTCCAGGGTGCGGTGCCAGGGAATCGTCACGCAGCTCTGTTCGCTCCGTGGGCGATTGTTCCGGGCATCGTCGCCGGCACTACCCGCATCGTGCCGTGGTCGGCTATCGAGGCCGGCATCATCTCGCGGAACGATGCTCATCTCAGCCCCAACACGGCAGCTGCTGGGCTACAGAACGGCCAGAGCGTGTATGCGATCGGGCTCAGCCAGCCTCCGTTCAGCGACTCCGACCGGCAGGATCTCAATGCTTCGTCGGTGAACATCGTTCGGGCGCTATTCAACGGCATCATGGCCTATGGGTTCCGTACCCTGGTTAACCCCGGCAGCGATCCGAACTGGATCCCGTTCAGCAACAGTCGTCTCTTCATGGCGATTGTCGCCGAAGCGGATGCAATTGCCGAGCAGTATGTGTTCGATCAGATCGACGGCAAGGGCGTCACGTTCAAGGAGTTCGGCGGCAACCTGGCTGGGATGCTGGCCAGCTACTACAACGAGGGCTCGTTGTATGGCGATACGCCGGATGCTGCGTATGCCGTGGATACCGGGTCAACAGTTAACACACCGGACACGATCTCCAACCTGGAGATCCATGCAGTGATCAGCGTCAAGATGAGCCCGTTCGGAGAACTGGTTCACATCGACATCGTCAAGAAGCTCGTCACGGACACAATCTGAGAGAGGGGGTGAAGTAAATGGCAGAATCCACTGGTGGGCCAACTCGCAAGGACACCTACATCCTGAACGTCATCGTGAATGGTATCAGGCTGGGAGTGTTCGACAAGATGACCGGAGGAGATCTGGACTCCGACGAGTTCAAGTATTATCCCGGAGGCATGGTGCCGCCTGTCTCTCTCGGAGGCAAGGTCAACCCTGCCAACTTCGTCGTCTCGCGTCTGTATCGTCTAGCGCGCGACCACGATTACGTGCAGAAGCTCTACAACGGCGTCGGCAAGTACGACTGCAAGGTCATCAGACAACCATTGGACATCGACTCCAATCCGTACGGATCACCGATCGTCTGGAACGGTACGCTCAAGCGCGTCACCGTTCCTGAAGTCGATTCAGAGTCCAGCGATCCAGGCCTGCTGGAGCTGGAGTTTACGCCGCAGGGCAACCCGCAGGTCAGCGGCTAACGAGATACTGGGAGGGAGCGCCATGCCATTGCCAGAAGATGAAACGAGGATCTATCATCAGCCGGAGCCAGGAGGCATGACTGAGCCTCTTGACCCCGAGGAACAAGAGCCGAATGGGCTTGTCTCGGACGGCGTGCAGCGGAACATCATGGATCAACTGCGCGCTGTCCGCGACGAGCAGACTGCCGGCGTTACCTGCTTCATCGCGGTGCCGGGCTATCGAGGACAACTGAAGGCAGAGTACGGAGTCCTGCCTACAAAAGAGATGAACAACATGGGCAGGAAAGTCGAACGACAGTTCAGAGACGCCGCCGACCGGCAGCTGAATGGTCTCATCGATATCCTCATCTCTGCTTGTGAAGGATTGTTCTTCGTAGAGGAGGACGGCGGCTTGACCGCCATCGACCCTGACAGCTCCGGGATTCCTCTCACCTACACCGACCACCGCACTGCGGGCTTCTTCAAGCTTGGGGAAGTATCCAGCGCCCGAGGATGTCTAATGGGCGTCTTCCTGAACAACGAGCCCAGCATTCTCGCTCACGGATTGAAGTTGAGTCGCTGGTACGAGGACACGTCGAAGGAAGTTGACGAGAGTTTCCTGGGGGAATAGAAGCCAGCGATGAGATCACTCAAGCCGCACAAATACTCCTCGCTGGCGGAGATCCTCTGCGGTGGCTCAATGGGGAAGATGCGTTCGAGACAGGGATCATGTACCAGGTAGCTCTCAAGGCGATCGAGCTTCAACGCGAGATCCTTCATGAGGATCTCGCTCGTCGTACGGCAAATGCAGTATCGAGGATGTTCAAGAGATAGTGGCCATTGTCACTGATCAGATGGTTATCCAGACCCGGTTGGAGGGAGCTACCTCCGTTGCTGCCGGGCTGGATGCCATCGCGATCGCGGAAGGTAAAGTCGCTGTTGGCGCTGAGGCGGCTCAGGCAGGGCTAGCCAAGACACAGCGGAAGGGTTTTCTGCTCATGCAGACGCTCTTCACTGCTCGTCGCGTCTTGTACGGATTCTCTCTCGCTCTGGGAACTGCGGTGGCTGGAACGGTTGCCCTCGGATTCCAGTTCGACTCCTTCAAGCAGCAGAGCACGCTCGCGTTCACGTCGCTGTTAGGAAACGCTCAGGCTGCCAAGGATGAGATCTCGCTCCTCTTCAATATCGCTGCGAAGACACCGTTCACGTTCCAGAATGTCACGGCTACGGCTCGACAGTTCTTGGCGTTCGGATTCTCGTTGAAGCAGACCAATCAGTATCTCAATGTCCTGGGCGATACCGTGTCTGCGTTCGGACTCAGCGGTGATCAGATCTCTCACCTGGCAGTTGTCTTCGGACAGATCCACCAGTCCGGTCGTTTGCTCGGCCAGGACATGAGGCAGCTGGAGCAGGCCGGCATCCCGGTCTTCCCGGCTCTGCGCAAGGAGCTGGGTCTAACCCAGGCACAGATCCAGGCGTTCATGAAGGGTCAGCTGATCATCCCGAGCCAGTACGGCATCCCGGCCATCATGAAGTATCTCCAGCAGAGGTTTGGAGGCATGGCCGCGATTCAAGCCAAGACGTTCCAGGGCGAGGCGTCTACCTTCAAGGACTACCTGGGTCAACTGATGGGCACTTTGGAGGAGAGCCTATTCAATCGAGCCACCAAGTCCCTGGGAGGAGTCAACGACGCTCTCACCAAGTTGACTAAGACTGCACAGACCAAGGGCTTCACAGCGTTCATCAGCCAGCTCGACGGCATGCTCGGCCTTGGAGGCAAACTCGTATTCGCGGTGAATACGTTGAAGGATGCGTTCATCACCTTCTACCGCTACGAGCGCATGGTATGGGGAGTATCCAAAGACCTAGCAAACATCCTCATATATATGTTCGTGCCTCTTTATTTAGTGTTCAAAGCAGTCGAATGGCTTGTGAACAACGGGCTCGTCCCTCTCAAGTATGTTCTCTACGTTGTTCTTGGCTCTTTGGTTGCCTGGAAAATCGCCATGATTTATGTCAGGATCGCTACCCTTCTGTGGGCAGCGGCAACGGGCATTGCAACATTCGCAATGTGGCTCCAGCAAGCAGCCATTGTGGCTGTGTTCGTGGCGACGGAGTTTCTGAACGTCGCACGCAAGGATGGAATCGCCTACGCTCTCTACACGATGGCGGTCAACATAGGTCTGGTCGGCGCGTACGAAGCAGTCACAGCCGCCGCCTCTTCAGCCGCCGCCGCAACCTGGGCGTTCACCATCGCGCTGCTCTCTAACCCGATCACGTGGGTTGTTCTGGGGACAATCGCGCTGATCGCAGTCTTCACGATCTTGATGGTCAAGGTCAAGGCGTTTCGAGAGTTCATGCTGCACTACGGAGGATTCATCATGCTATGGATCCCTGGCCTCCAGATCGTCGGCACTGTCCTGCTCATCATCGGATACTTCAAGCAGCTACAGGATGCGTTCGGCGGCACTGTGGACTTCATGAAGAATCACTGGAAGGACTTCATCTTGTTCTTCCTGACCTTCGGTGTTGGCAACCTGCTATACCACTTCTGGGATCCAATCGTCACCAACTTGACCATAGCTGTGAACTGGATCAAGGGAATCTTCAACGATCTCTTCAGTTGGATCACGTCACATGCCAAGGACGCTCTCGATCCTCGCAACTGGATCCCATTCGGCCTCGGATCTCTAGTCGGTGGCAAGGGCAAAGTCGGTTTCAGTTGGAAGGATCTGCTCAAGATCGGCTTGCCAGGCCCGCTCTCTGGCATCTTTGCTGATGGTGGAGTCACTCCTCATCGAGGCTACGCAGTCGTAGGCGAGAAAGGCCCAGAGCTAGTCTGGTTGCCTGGTGGCTCTCACGTCCGGCCACTCGCGCCGGTTCCTGACACGGGCGCTTTCCAGCAGCTGCCCGCCGCAGGGCAGGCAGGGCCACGCGAGCTGACGATTCACGTTCCAGTCCACCTCAATGATGGCGTCCTTGGCAACACGTTCGCCAAGTTGATGCTTGACCAGATGGCGAGGGCATAGTGCCGACTCCGCAGCAATACGTTACGATCCGATCTGCTAGCGGTTCTGTCTCGGCTCTGCTGGACGATACAACGCCGACAATCACGGATGGATACGGTGGCTGGCAGGAAGTACAGCGCGCTCGCCGAACGGCCTACGTTGATTGGCCTGGCAAGAATGCACTCAAGATGCAGATCGGCATTGTATTCGACGGTTTCCAGAACGACACCGACGTGTCGGGAAGAATCAAAACTCTGGAGAGCATGGCGCTTCCTGTCGATGGCACGCTCGCTCCTCCTCACGTCACAATCGCGGGATTCGTTCCTCACACCGATCTCACCTGGGTGATCAGTTCGATCACTTGGGGCGAGTCTGACCGCAACGAGAAGGGCATCTTGATCAGACAGAAGATGACCATTCTTTTCTGGCAGTTCGTTCCTGAGGACATCATCGTGAAGTCGCTCGCCAGCCAGTCTCGAACGAAAGCCAAGTCCAAGAACACGGCCCAAGCGGGCAGCGCCAATCGCAAATTTACCCTTTCCACGTTCGGGTATCAGCCCGACTCCTCTACGACTGCTACCGCCACGACGCTCTACATTGCCAAGGCCGGAGACACATTGAACTCCATCGCAGCGAAGCAGCTTGGCGACTACAAACGGTGGACAGAAATCGCCGACTTGAACAACTTGACTAACCCATTCACTCCGTTCAAGGGCGGCGAGAAGATCAAGGTGCCGATCCGCTGATGCCTAAAAACGTCCCCATCACCCCCAACTCTCCGGTAGATCGCGGCGCAGGATCTAAGCCTGCTGACGGCTGGGGGATGGCCGCTGATCTCGGCGAGCTATGGGTTTGGGTCGAGGGCAACAAAATCGAGAACATCCGTGAACGAGTCATAGATGACGGCGCCAAAATCAATCTAACTATCGACGGCGCACATACTGTGAAGGTATCTCTGGATGACTACGATCGAAAGATCCTGCTGGGGAAGAACATCATCAGACACAAGTCACAGATCTTTGTCCAGAGTCGGTGGTGGACTCTTGTTCAAGGTAGCAAGAATGGCGACCAGCTCGATCTCACATTCGAGGACGCCCACACCGCCAATTTGCGCACGTACGGTAAGCTGCTCCTGCTCCCGAAAGCATGGGGTAGCCGTTGTCAGTTCGTCTGGCGCCTCGTTCTGGAGGCAGCCTCGACTGATAAGAGCCTCAACTATGAAGCTCCGTGCGCTGGTCAAAATATCCCACAGAAGTTGGTGGATTCCGTGCTAGGGCTTCAGCAACCAGTGTCTCCGTATATCCGCGATCCTTTCGTTCATGCTAAGCCGAAGACCAAGGCTAATATCAAGATCAAGAGCGCCACTCCTAGCGCCCAACAGATCGACAACATCAACATCATCATGGATGTCTGTTCCAGCATGAACGTCCGGCGTAAGGTCGCAGTTGCCGTGATCATGATCGGGATCGAGGAGTCTAGTCTTCACAACTATGACTGGGATCAAGGCCCGACATCGGCAGCTCCAGGCCTCGATTCCGGTGGGCTCTTCCCAGCGGGCCTAGTCGGTCATCGAGGCATCTGGCAGCAAGATCCACGCTACTACCCAGCAAGCAGAGACGTCAGGAAAGACGCCATCGGCGCTACAGGGCAGCTCGATGGGAAGTACAAGAAGGGCGCGGTGACACTTGGGCACCAGTACGACCTGTCCTATCCGAACATCTCCGTCAACGAGTTGGCCGACAAGATACAGAATGAAGAGGGTTACTGGTTTGGTGGAAAGGCAGGTCAGTATCGGATCGAGGCAGAGCGTATTGTTACGGCCTGGGGGTGGTCAGGCGGAGACATTCGGACGCAGCTGCCTGATCCCAAGACTACGGCGGATGCTACCAAGAACAGTGGCCAGGCCCCAATCGCGATCCCTCCAGGATTCACGCCAACTACCACAGGCGGAGGTAACAATACTCAGTGGCACCGTGGAGCGCCCAAGGGCAAGAAGGGCGTTCGCCGGTTCGAGAACGAAAACAGTTGGTCATGCATTCAGCGGATGGCGAGCGAGGTCAACTGGTATACTTTCATGCTGGGTGACTATCTCGTATTCGCTCCAGGCGACTGGCTCTTTGCCAAGAAAGTTGACTACATCTTCAAAGAGTTTGACAAGGGTGTCGGCTACATCGACTTCGACTACGACGTCAACAAGAAGAACGCCACGTGTACGATCCACACCAGGATCGAGGAGTGGCCGGTGGATCCAGGGAATGTCATCACGCTCGAAGATATGGGCATCGTAGACGGAAACTGGTTGGTGAGCGCGTACGAACGCAGCCTGTTCAGTCATGAGGTCACCGTCACCTGCGTCAAGCCCAAGCCCGCGTTCCCCGAGCCGAGCACCAAGAGCAACATCTTTACTCCTGGAGCCACTGGTGGAGAGATCAATCCTCCGGCCAAGAGCCCGGTTGTCAAAGAGGACATTCGTACCAAGATCGCTGCCTGGGCGCTCAGCGGAGCGAAAGGCCCGCCGCCGTTCTATGGTGACTATAGCGGTGGATATCGAGGCAAGATGGGGAACTGGCCGGAGCGGATGGACTGCTCCGACTTCGTGGCGCAGTGCTACGCTTGGGGCGCCAACTTCGTCAAGAAGTACGACCCCAACCAAAACAACTGGGGCGACGGGAACACCGCAACTCTCTACGCTCATGGCAAGACGATACCGCTGGCCAACGCCCAGAAAGCCGACATCGTGATCTGGTCTGCTGGTCAGGCTGTAGGAGGCAGCGCTGAGCACGCAGCCATCTTCGTGGAGGACTGGCACGGAGCAGATACTCAGATGGTTAGCCACGGCGGATCGACTCCAGGCCCAAACCAGCTAGGGTTCGGAGATGAGAACAAGTACCACGTTCTGCGTGGAGCTAACCCGACGGTCAAGAACTACATCGACTAATGCCACAGACCCAGCAACTTGCAGAACTGCTGAAGCCTGAGAACCAGGAGATCCTCGACTTCAGTGGCTCGTGGTATTCAGAAGTCGCAGCAGACGTTACTGACTTCAGTGACCCGATGTGGATCATCATTCCAGAGTTCGACAGCGCTCACGTCTGGGGGCCATGTATCTGGCAGAGCCGTGATGCTAACACGCTGCCTCAACAGGGTGATCTCGCGCTCGCCACTTTCGACAATCGCAGGAACATCTGGGTGCCAAGCTGGTGGCCCTTCACCGACAATACCAGTGCAGATGTCAAGCCACCGAAGACTAGCTCCAAATATCCGACTCCCAAGCCTCCGGCCGGTGGGATTCTCAAGTCTGTTGGCGGCCATCCAGTCGAGCAGCGGATTCAAAAAGGCGCAGGCCAAGGCGGGGGTGCAGGCATTACCGTTACGTCGTCTGTTCAGCGCGGCGTCATCCACGACACCGAGGGCGCTGGCGACTACAATGGACAGATCGAGTTCATGGCGTCGGCGTACTTCCCCAACTTTGCGATCGGGACAGACAACGGCCAGGTACGCATCACTCAGTTCGAGCCGATCGGAGTCTCGTCTGACGCGACGGCAGCTCATGACTTCGAGATCATGTGTCAGATCGAGATCATAGCGCCGAACGGAGCAGCGAACTATACGATTGGGCAGTGGCGTAGCTGGCTAACTCCGATCAAGGATGCGCTTCAAGGACTCATGGCTGCGAGCGGAGTGCCGATGACCTATCGTGGCGCTCCAGCGAATCGCGGACAGAACTGGGCTCAGTCTGGGTGGTTCGGACATATTGATGTTCCTGACAATGACCACACCGATCCGGGAACAGGTTTCCCATGGGGTGATTATCTATGAGAAGCAGCGATGCGTTAACTCCTCACATCTCGATCCCGTTCACAATGATCGCATGGGGAGCTGGAGGGGTGGACGTGAATGAGCAGGACTCGCTCGATGACGTCTATGACTGCGTTCAAGCGGTCATTCGCTGCCCGGAGGGATACCGACCGGAACTGATGGCGTTTGGGATCACAGACCAGACGTTTTCCCAGAGCGAAATTGACCTAAGCGAGATCGCAGACAAGGTGCGAGTCTGGGAACCTCGGTCGGATGCCCTCTATTCCCAGTCCCTGAGCGGAATCACGCTGCTAGACGATCTTGTCAAAGTGAGAGTCGCTAGACTCCAGACCGGAGGATCCAGTGCCTAGCTATCTCAGCCCACCAATTGAGACTGATCCGCAGATTCTCGCGCAGGATTGCTTTGATTTTCTCCAGACGGAATACCCTGGGTGGATTCCTGCCGAGGGCAACTTTGAAGTATGGCTGATCGAGGCGATGGCCCGAATGATCGGGCAGCTACGAGACATCACTAGCCTCGTTCCTACCGCCATCTTCAAGTATTTCGGCAAGACATTGATGGGCATTCTTCCCATCGAGCCGTCGAACGCGAGCGGGACTAGCACCTGGACGATGATTGATGACTTGGGTTACACGATCCCTGCTGGGACTCAGCTCCAGATCCGTGACAGCGCCGGCAACTACTTCCCGTTCCAGACCAATGTTGATGTAGTTGTAGCTCCTGGCAGCACCGTTACGGATACGGGTGGCGTCTCTCTCACGGCCGTCTTCGAGGGTGCAGCCAGCTCGGGACTCAGTGGCGATGGCGAACTGCTAGACATCCTGCCCTTCATCGACAGCGTCACCATCGAGGGAGAGACGACGGGTGGACAGGACGGACAGACTGACGACGAATACCTCAACCACCTAGTCGAGCAGCTACAGCTGATGGCGCCGCGTCCGATCCTCGCGCCGGATTTCGCCGCGATGGCTAAGAACATTGCTGGCGTTTGGCGCGCGGTCGCTATCGACGGGCTCATGCCCTCGGTGAATGAGGTACAGCGTGTTGCCATCGACGCTACCGGCGGAACGTTCACGCTGACCTTCGGCGGGCAAACGACAACGGCGCTCGCGTTCAACGTCACGGCGGCTGCTCTCCAATCGGCGCTAGCGGCTCTCTCCAGCATTGGCCCCAACAACGTCTCGGTAACGGGTGGGCCCGGCAATGCCGGCGCAACGACTCCATATCTGGTCACGTTCCAGGGAACGTTGGGTGCCTCCAACGTAGCACAAATGACGTCGAACGGGACGCTGTTGACGGGTAGCCTCCATACCGTTACCGTGACGACTGTCCAGGCGGGAGCAGCTACACAGTACAACATCGAGCGGTATGTGACAGTCTTTCCGGTGGACGAGTTCGGGCAGCCGGTTGCTGGCAACGTCAGGTTGACTCTAGCAGCCTACCTTGATAGTCTGCGTGAAGTCAACTTCGTTGTCCCGGTAGTCGATCCTCAATATCAGATGTTCGATGTCCAGACGACGATAGTTGCGTTGCCCGGTACGGACAAGGTCGCGCTCCAAGCAGCGGTGGTAGGATCACTTCAGACCTACCTCGATCCTTCCAAGTGGGGAGTCCCTGCTTCCGACTCTCAGGAGTGGCAGAACGACACTCACCTACGCTACTTGGAAGTTGCTCAAGTCATCAACAACGTACTCGGTGTGAACTACATTGTCAGTTTGACAACGGCGATTCACAATGCATCGCCTAACGTCGTAGACATCACGATGCCAGGGGACGTAGCTCTGCCGCTTGCTGGCTCGATCGTGGTGACGGTGAACTAGTGCCTCCGCCAGGCTCATCGCCAAGCACTCCCATCAGGGACAGCTTCAATCGAGCTGACTCTAGCTCGCTTGGATCGGCCTGGTCTTCTCCTGCGATCGGTTCCGGTGAGAGTTCTTGCCGCATCCTCAACAACCAGTGCCGACCTCAGGGACAGAGCGGGCCATCCTCTAGTTACTTGAACACGATCTTTGGCCCTACTCAAGAAGCATACTGCACGGGCCTGGGCAGCGGCAGCGTCGTTCAGGTGATCGTTGGCCTCACCGCCGTAGGGTATGCATATCGACTCGTGAATGACCAGCCGGCTGGGCAGATGCGCATAGTTAGATCTATCAACGGCAATGATACGACGGTCGCGAACTACACCACCGGCCAGGCTGCTCCTCCTGGAGGAGGCATGTGGTTGTACATGGAGCCGTTCGGCTCGAACGGGGTGACGCTCTACGCTTACCAGAGTGATGATGGGATCACCTGGACGCAGGTGCTCCAGGTATCGGACACTGGCCTGGGATCAATCCCATCCGGTTATACGGGACTGCGACTGACGACTAACGGCCAGTGCGACAACTTCGGCGGCGGAACGGTAGGCGTTCAGGGGCAAGCGGTTCCAGCGGTAGCTACAGCAAGCTCGCTCCTAGCTACGGGCACCAAGAGTTTTGGTGGACAGGGATCACCAGGCGTCGCAACAGCAGTCTCGCCAGGCGCGAATCCAAGGATGGCGCCGGTCACTGTTGCGGCGACTACGACGGCAGGAGCGTTGCCTGCTAAGAGCAAGATGGTGGTGAACACGACGTTCGGTGTTATTACGTCAGCGTCAGTATGTGCCACCGGATCTACCAGCGTTCCGGCCTATCCGCCAATTGCTCCTCCAACGCCACCGCCACCGCCTCCGCCGCCAGATCCGCGAGACGTACCGGCGCTCGATGGGCCGTTCACCTATCTTATGTACAATGCTTTGCTCCCTCTCGCGTGGGCTGACGAGGATCTCGGCTGGCCAATGCTCAACTTCTTCAAGTCGATTGCTTACATCGTCCACGAGCCGTACGCGCTGGCCGTCGATCCGGGCTGGCAGCTCGTCGTGGACATCGACAACGTCCCATCGAAGTTTCTGGATTGGCTGGCACAGTTCGTTGGCATTCCAACGATCACGTTCCGCAATCTATCCAACGACATCAAGCGCGCCCAGATCGTAGATGCTCCAGGCTGGCATCGTGGAACGCGCGATCGAATGGTGAAGGCTGCTCAGTCCCAGCTCACCGGGAACAAGAACGTGTTTGTGTACGAGCGATATGACCCGAACTTCCCCGGACAGGATCGGGCATACCACATCACATTCATCACCTACGCGAGTGAGACACCAAACTCCGCAGCTCTACTGGCAGCACTGACGGCTGCTAAGCCGGGTGGGCTACAGATGACGCTGCTATCGAGAGCCGGACAGATTTGGATGTGGCTCCGAGATCACTATCCACCAACAACCCAGCGGACATGGGCAAACGCTCGGTCAGACTATACTGACTGGGAACATGCACGTGACGTGACGTACTACTAGGAGGGACAGTGGGATCAGTTACAGCTCGACTCCAGCTGCCCTACCCCGCGCTGACTGACACGGCAGACGGGCCAGCGGCGTTCCAGGCGCTCGCGCTCGCGCTCGACAGAGCTGCCATCGATGATCAAGGTGCGTTCAGCGCGAGGCCGGTCAGCACGCCAGCTCAGCCAGGAATCAAAGGACGCTACTATTGGGCCACCGACCAGGGCATTCTCTACCGAGACAACGGTACGGGATACGACCCTGTCACGATCTCTGCTCCAGTAGATGGTGACTCAGATGTTCCAAGCCTGCGCACGATGGGATCGGGCAGCCACCAAGCCTGCGCAGGTGACGATCCTCGGCTGAGCGACCAGCGCGTTCCGCTCGACAACTCCGTCACTGGCGTGAAGGTTCATACGAGCCTGAAGCCGTCTGGTGGGGCCAGTGCCGCAACTGAGGCGCTGCGTGCTCTCGGCTCGGATGCCGGACTAGCAGCTCCTGGGATTCACGCCGCGTATCACCGGCCGTCGTTCAATGGCGGAGTCTCGCCGATCGACTACACCCTTGTCAATATGTTTGGCACCAAGAATCAGCGGGTGTTGCGCGACCCGGCGACGGCATCGAGTCTAACCTGGTACGAGACAGACACCGGCGACTTCTACGGATCAGACGGCACGCAGTGGATCCGTATCATCCAGCATTCGATCCAAGGGCCAACGTATATGCCCATTGCCAACTTCCCTCCAGCTGGGGCGACGGATGGGCAGGAGATCTATATTGTCATCAACTCTCGTACCGTCTGGCACGTTCGCTACGACGCGGCCGAGTCCTCCCAGTACAAGTGGAAGTGCATTGGTCGGCAGGAGCCGATGTATGCTTCTGCCAGCGGAAGCATACCACTCCCGGCCAGCGCGCAAGCGGTAGCGCAGGTTCAGTTGCCGCGCTCAGGTGAGTATCGGTTGGACGCCGGTGGTGTCTTCGATCGAGCGGCGGCAGCGTCGGGTGGTTGTCACATCAACCTTGGAACGGGTATTGGTGGCATCCAGGGAGTCCAGGGGGAAGGTTGGCTGGATGCGACCGGCGGCCACACAGCGCAAACCGTTGAAGTGTCCAACGACTTCGCTGCGGCGGGCACTGGCCAGTCAGCAGCAGCCTACGCCTACGGAACCAACACCGATGGCACGAGCCCCGTCAACGTTATCAAGGCCTGGGTGAAGGCGTTTCCCATGAGGCTCTCGTGAACGACGTTCAGATCCCCGAGGATCATCCCAACAGGATCCAGCGCGCGACTGACGCGGCCAGTGGTGGCGGCGTTGGCATTCTAGTCGTCTGGGTCGCATCTCTGTTTGGTGCTGATCTTCCACCTGCCGCCGCAGCGACGCTGACGACTTTCATCATCATAGCTGCTGCCGCTCTTGGCAGGAACGGCATCCGTGGTCTAGCCGTCAAGCTCTGGCGCGGCGCAAACGGAGACAGCAAATGATACGAGGAGAGAGAACAGACCGCCCGTTGCCCGATCCTGATACGCCGATCCCAACGGTCAGCAAGACAATCGGCAAGGCGGTTAAACGAGCTACCGGAGAGCGCAGAGTTGGGGATGATCTGCTGCTGTCGGACATTCGGCTGTTGAACAAGATCTTCAACGGTAGCAGTCTCTACAACAAGGGAAGGTTCAACGGCCACTAACGCATCTTGGAATATCTAGTGTGACGGCCGCAAGTACAGCCAGGAGAGCATTTGGCCCCTTTGTTCCAGGCAGCTCCTCCTTTTCTCGGCCAATCATCTAACTTGCAATGGCATGATTTGCATAGTTCAATGTAGTCATCAATATTGCGTTGATACTGGTGATCCTTATTTGCCCACTCGGTGTACCCTTTCTTGTCACAGCTAGTGCATCTTCCTGTCTTCTTCTTGCGACGTTTGACCCAGTGATGGACAGCAACCTTTCCGGCCTTGTCGCCTTTCCATCCTACGTTATTATCGTTTTTTTGATTGTTATTCATCTCATCGCGTACGCCATGAGGTTCAGCTCGTTGTTGATGCGAGTGACGGCGGGCTTGGCGTAGGTGGTGTCGGGTTTCTTGAGTCCCCAAGTAGCTATGTAGGTTCGACGGGCGGTGAGGTAGGATTGCTCCTCCTCCCACCATTTGTCCCAGATCAGGCTGGCGCCTTCAACTTTATCCGCGTCGGTGAGCGGTCGCCAGCTGACCTTGTTTGGATCCTTTTCACTCCACCCGATTAGCTGCTGTCGCAGAACATGGAGAACACGCCGGCATCTGCGCTTGTCCAGTGCAAGCTCGTCGGATGTGGCATCGCCGCCCAGCCGTCTTGGTATCTCAATAGCCACCATGACGTAGCAGGCAGCAGTCTGGATCCGCGCGATCTCCTCTTGCGAGAAGCTCTCGCCGGTTAACGTCGTGTCTACCGTCAACGACGGCTCGAACCATTCCTCTAGGAACATCCTGCAGCCTCCTGCAATTCGTATAAGTCTAGGACATCGTATCCCTTGCCCCCTACCCTCGGAGAATTGCAGGGGCCATGCAGCAAATTGCAGGGCGGTCTCACGGCCTATTCCTCGGCCCCGCAGCCCCGTTCGGCTGCCCAGGCCTGCCACCGCTCCTGCGACCAGTTGGGATTCGGGATCACGTGGATCTCATTGCCGAGCATGTCGGCCAGACTCATAGCTGTCAAGATCTTGTCGGCCATGTGGAGATTGGTGTACTTGGTCTCTCGGAGTAGGATCTTGCGAACGATTCTGGGATCAATCCCTGCTAGCTCTCCAACGACCGATGTGAACGAGTATTGAGATCGAGGATTCAACTCGTCAATATGTTGCCGCTCCCACTCGTCGGATGCCCGACGGAGGACTGTTTCTAGCTCCTCCGTCGGGACAACCTGGGGATCGGACTGAGCATAGTTGGGCTCCCACCCGTTCGCCAGCTGTTTCGAGATACGATGGGTGCGCTGATAGTGAGCAGCTCCACTCTGATACCCGTCCGTCTTCATGGCGCTAGGGCCGCTTTATGAATCCTAGAAACATTACAACAGCGATGATCCCAACCTCAATGAGCAGAATCCATGACTGCGTATTGGTCATACGATTCTCAACTCCTTCTTTGGCTTGAAGCGCCGGTTCTCCTCGATGGCATAGGGGAAGTCGCATTGACCCTCGACTTTCTCCCAGCCCTGGAACTCGCACATATGAGTCTTCTCGCAGGTGATCTTGATGTACGGCTCCAGCCAGGGGTGAGCCTCAACTAGCAGCTTGCCCATCTCGCGGAAGCAGTACACGATCTCATGCTGGAACATCGTACACGCCCGGTAGGCGTACGTGGCGATGAACTCCCGGAGCGGGTACTCGCACTGGATGTAGTTGGTGGTTCCTTCCGGCAGGATGTAGCGAGCGTCCTGGTAGCTTACGTCGTGGAGGCAGGCCACCCGGTACGCCTCGTGCGCTGCCGCGAGCGCCTTCAGGTAGGCGTCACGGACAGGGATCGGAGCACGCCAGATCGACTCTGGCATTCGAGCTTGGGGCTGTGTTCCATACCAGGTAGCTCGCTGGCTCTGCTGGTGGAACCCGGCCTTGCGCGTTCGGACAAGCTGGTGAGTACAGCACCGACTTACGCCGGTGATCTCGAAGACGACAACCTGGGTCTCCAGGGAGGATTGTAGTCCTCCCCGGAGCATTTCGTCCCAGTCCGCCATCTCACCAGGATCGTTGATGTCGATTCCCGTAGTCGCCCGGAGTGCACGGCTCTGAACGGCACGGAAGTCTTCCTCATTGATTCCTTGCACGAGACGCACCTGGATGTCGTCTACACCAATCGAGATCTTCGCGTTGTTGAACGGACTATTGTGAGTCCCTTCCTGGTTCTTGGAATGGCGGTTGAAGGCCACATCCCTCCCCAGAGGAGTCTCGTGATAGTCCATGGACGCTCGGCTCGGGTGGTAGTAGGCGTACTCCTGGTCAACTGTCTCGATGTAGATGAGATGCGGATCCATCGCTAGCCCTTCTGGCTGACGATGTTCTTACCTGCCTTCGACTTTATGAAAGCAGCTTGCGCTGAAGCGTCGAGTTTCTTGGGGACAACCCTTTTGATCACTGGTGCCGGCGCGGCCACGAGTCGAACGGCTGCCTTACGTGCCTTGCTATCTGCCGCTGCCGTCTGCTCGACGCCACCGAACCCGGTGTATGTCTCGCCCTTCTTGTACATCTGGCCCTTGGTTCGAGGCGCTGTGTACCGCCAAGAGATCCTACAGATCCCCGGCATGCTGAAGTCGTAGCCGTCGGAGATCTCCTCTTCTGCGATCTGGGCGAGCGCGTCCATGACGTTCTTGGACAGTTTCGGTTTGACGCCGGTCAGCTCCTCGACGGCTTGTGCCAACTCATTTTTGCTCAGCACCTTTGCTCCCTTCTTGGTTCTTCTAGGGCGCTCGACTCAACCAGTAGAGATAGCCGCCGTGTAGGTAGCAGCCATTCCCTCCCAGGCCGATGCGCCGAATTACACGATACTGCTGCCAAGGCGTCGCATTGTACGCCTCGGATGGGTAGCCGGGATAGCGGTACTGATCCCACGATCCGTTGGCAAACCCGAAGGCACCTTGATACGACCCACTGTTGTGCCTCCAGTTCAGCTGCGTCTCGCACATCCCGACCGCCCAGTACAGCTTTGGCAGCCAGCTTGGACGCGGTGGTACCCTGTACGTGCTCGCTGTTGCGACTGTCGTGAGGGCGAACCCCACGATGATCATGGCGGCGAGTCGCCTCATTGACCTCCAGTGTCTGCTGGTCGCTACGCATCGGGGTCTATTACCCACATCTTGCTTGCCCTGACCTCGCGCGCAGCACGGAATCCAGGCTTCACGCCTTGAACTACTACAACGTCCTTGTTCAGGCGCAGGCCCCAAAGAGCCTTTCGGAAACCAGGATACTTGTAGCGGTCTACACGGATCGACACCAGCTCGGTGCCGTCATAGCCTGCCGCGATCATCCACTCGTTTAGATCCGGCCGGTCTATAGACTCGGGGTCAACTTCGACTCCACGAGCCTTGTTGATCTCGAAAATGTCCCGAAGGTTGCGCTGGACGACCACACCTATCCAGGTCACTTCCGTGTCGCGCCCACGCTCGTATGGAACTTCGAGCGCGGTATGGGTTGGCTCCGGGAGGCCCAATCTGGGCATGTCGGTCTTGACCTTCTGGATGAGATTATCCAGGGTGTAGATTCCGAACACGTCCGGTTGGCTAACCCAATCTTGTATCGAGGCCGATGTCTTCGGCCCGAATCCTTTGATGCGCTCGATCTCGCCCCACTCCGTGAGCCCCATCTCATCTCGTCCCTCAATCAGAGCTTGTGCCTTCGACTCTCCGATGCCAGGAATCTGGAGCAGCCCGCCGTGGAGCGTCCGATTCTGGTCGTTATATGTCCAAGTCATTTCAGCCGTATCAAAGTGTGGAGCCTCAATCAAGAAGCTATGGTTGACGGCGTCGCGGAGGGCGACCGTCTCTGGATCAATCTTGGCCTTGGAGACAGCCGAGGCTTTCGTGTTGCCGCGCGAGCCGGATGTGTTAGCCGAGGAGCGTGCCGACACGCCACGGAGTAGCCACTTGTACCAGGTTCCTTGGTGATGGACTTTGAAGTGTCCGTCCCACCAGGCGATGTACCCGTAGGAGATCGTGTGAGCTGCGTTAAATGCGTACGAACCGGCAGTGATGCAGTCACCCCAAATTGCTCGCGCCGTCTGCTCGTCCATCTCCGGTACGTCCATTCGCTCGTGAAGCGTCTGCGCTCCTTCCCAGAAGCGATGCCACTGCCTCTGGAACTCCTGGTCGCCTAGCTTCTTGGAAATGATGCGACGGATGTGAGCGGCGTGAGTCCAGTCAAAGTTTCCGATCTCACGGACAATGCGCAGAATTTGTTCCTGGTAGATGATCTGATAATAAGTATCTGCCGTGATGGATGCAAGAGCAGGATGTGATACTGTGGGCTTAACGAGACCACGCTTGATGTCGATGTACGACTGAGCAGATCCGTTATGGAGCGGGCCAGGTCGAGCAAGCGCGGTGATGTCGCATACCTCTCGAAAGCTGTCAGGCTTGAGAGCGCCGCTAATGCTTCGTACAGCTCGTCCCTCATACTGAAAGATACCTGTGACGTCGTTAGCCCTGAACAATGATATGACATCCTCGTCCTCCGTCGGGATGGTGTACAGGTAGCTGGTGGGCTCGCCGATGTCGCGGCAGCATCCCGCGAGCCGATCCATCGCGTTCAGCCTGAGGTAGTCGAGCTTGAGGAGTCCGAGATATTCTGCATCGTACTTATCAAGGCCAACAACTTTACGCACTCGTCCTTTGACAACTCGGGTGACAACGCTACACACATCTGTGATGGGCCCATTGGATACCACAACACCCGCAGCGTGTACCCCGAATCCCTTTGCATTGCCCTCAAGGCGCGTCGCCGTCGCCAGCGCTGGATACTCAACCAGAACCTTTGACGCCTGCTCGAACTGCTCAAATGTATCTTCAATCGTGGCGCTAGCGCGAAGATCTCCTGAGGATCGTTCGATGAGGACATCCTTCACCTTCTCTACTTCATAGATTGGAATGTTGTAGACACGGGCGATATCGTCGAGGGCCAACTTGCTCTTATACATTGTAAACGTCCCAACGTCGCTGACGCAATCGCGACCATAGCGGGCGATGAGGTAGTCCACAACTTCGTGTCGTCTCTCCGCCTCGAAATCCACGTCGATGTCAGGTAGATCCTGCCGCGAGATGTCAATGAACCTCTCAAATACAAGATGGTCAAAGAGCATTGGATTGACCTCAGTGATGCGGAGTAGCCAACACGCCAGTGAGGCGGCGGCAGATCCGCGTGCCGGGCCAACCGCAATTCCGCTGTCTTTCGCCCAGCGTAGAGAGTCGCTAACAACGAGGAAATAATCAATAAAGTCCTTCTCCTCGATGATCCCCATTTCATAGCGCAGCCTTTCCGCGTACCGCTCGCGCTCGCGGCGCGGCAGCTTGTGGCACTTGCGCTCTCGCCACCCCTGCCTCAACCACTCCCGCCAGGTCGCTTTGGAATCTTTCGTCGGATATCGGAGCATAGGCAACTTGGGCAGTTCTACTTTGCACCGTTGTGCGATCTGTTCCGTGTTGAGGATGGCATCAATCGCTTGCTTGCGGGGCACACCCGTGGCTACGAGCTTACGCAGAATCGTGTTGTCGTTCGGGGCCACGCACAGGTCGGCGTTATAGCCCCAGCCACGGATCTGCTCCTCCAGCGTCTGCTGCTTGCCCGGCCGGACGTTATGGAGCACCTGTTGTAGCTCCTTCTCGGTCGGCATCGTGTAGTGGCAGTCGAGCGTTACCACGAGCGGGATGTCTGTCTCGCGGGAGATGCGAGCTAGAGCTTCATTAGCCAGGCACGTTTCCTTGAGTTCAGGAAATGCCTGAACCTCGATGTAATAGGAATCGCCAAAAGTACGGGCGAACCGTCTAGCCACATTTCGAGCCCTTTGGTAGGATGCGTCGCCAGCATCAATTCCTTTCCCTCCCATGAGTGAGGTGAAGAGCAAACTACTTTGGCAACCACTAAGAACGATGAGGCCATTGCCTCTGGTGGCAAGCATACTTCCTGATACAGTGGGCTGATGGTAGAATCCTTCATTGTTAGCCTCCGTGACGAGCCGAAGTAGGTTGCGATATCCCTCCTGCGTCTCGGCTAGGACGGTAAGATGATTCTTGGACTGCGCGCGGTGATCTTCATCTATGGGCCCGCAGTAGAACTCGCATCCGAAGATGGACTGGACTCCTTCCTTACGCGCAGCCTGCTCAAACTTTGCATGAGAGAATACATTTCCGTGTTCAGTGAGGGCGAGGCTACCCATGCCAAGCTCAGTTGCCCTCCGCACGTGCGCTTCGGGCAGCGCATATCCATCCAGGAAACTGTAGGTGGAATGATGATGGAGACTGGCAAACCGCATCTCTCGCACGCTCCGATGTACGCGGGCAGTTCTCTTGTCTCTTCTGACGAGGACTGGCTGTTCTCCATTGGAACATTCCTCCTTGTGCCGATCGCGCCCGCTGAACGCGCTGATACCTGAGTCGCTCAGCGACTTCTTAAAGTCACGCTGGACAATGTTGCTAGATTTCTTCGCCATAGTGCACCCAGTTGTCGAGGACATTGTCTGT